GCCTGATGAATTAAACCTGTATAGTACTTGTGATGACGTAGGCGCTATAGCTGATATTCATTCAAATCCTTATAAAAAGGCTACAGCAAAACTAATCGATTACTTCACATCTAAAAACAAAAACGTTACACTAGACACACTACATTCAGACACTCTTAAAATTAACAAGGATTAACCATGCAATACCTAGACACTGTCGCCACAATCTCTGATACTACTACAACCCACGAGGACTTCACTGTGACAACTACTACCCGTGATACACCATCCTACGACTTAATACCACAAGATATGCGCGATTTAAAACAATGGGGTGGTACAACACGCACCAAAGACGGTAAATTCAAAATTGCCGCAAAATACTTATCACCTTATGAGCCGCCGTTATACCTAGCAGTTAATAATCCGTCTGAATGGATGTCATTCGACGAAGCAGTGCTAATGTGTGAAACCTACAACTGCCCATTGACATTCTTATTAACAAAAGAAGATGAATTTACATGTATCGACATTGACATCAAAGAAGACTCACCACCTGAATACCTCAGTAACGCTCAATGGCTTATTGATACTTTTGCGTCTTATACTGAAGTGTCATCTTCGGGCTTAGGTTATCATATCTGGGTTAAGTCCGACATCGACCCAGTGAGAAAGCGCATTGGCAACGGACTAGAAATTTATCATTCTGGCAGACATATTGTATTTACAGGAAATTCATTTTATAAAGAATACATCCCTGCAAGGTATGCCGATAACACTATCAAGGCAATGTTTCCACAAGCCTATATGCCAAATGAAATTATTGATATTCCAGATGAGCCAGAGATTGTTTCCGATAAAGAAACAATAAAACAGATGACAAAGAATAATAAGTCTAATGAACGGTACGTCAGACTACTAGAAATCTCTGCATTGGAGAAATATCCTATTACAGATAAAATCACAGGAGATATGATTTACGAATCGCAATCGTCTGCTGATTTAGCAATGATTAACTTCTTATGTATGGAAACTAACAACAACGCGCAAGTAAAACGCATCTTTAAAACCTTTGGTTTAGGCAAGCGCAAGAAAGCCGATGACCGATACTTGAATATGACTATTCGTACATCGCGTAACGCTATCCATTACGAGAGGAATTTAAATGCTGGTGTAGATGATTTCTTAACTAGGGTTTGTGGTTATAGTAAGGAAGTATCCGAAGAAGGTGTGTCTACTGGAGAATCATCAGCTGTCCAGCTAGAAATACCGGTGATGAAACCTAACTATGGAGATAAACCAGAAAACCCACTATTGGACTATGGTATTGATGAAGAATATACTTTACCGTCAGGTAAAACGGGTAAATTCGCTCAGTGGATATACGAAAATTCAAAAAAACCATATATCGAATCAGCCGTCGTAGCGTCAATTGTGATGTATGCTGGAATTGTGGGTAACAGCTACTACATCAACGAAACTGGGCTTAATGTGATGTTGATTCTTGTCGGCGCATCTGGCAAAGGCAAAGAGTCACTTATGTCGTCTATCGGCTCACTTGAAACGCAATTATATGGCGACAACGGGGCAAAACACATCTCAGAATTTATCTTAGACGTTGAAGATATGTCAGCATCATCAATGCACAAAAACATCGTTGAATGTCCTAACAATTCCTGCGTGCATATTTTTAAAGAATGGGGGCAAACCATTCGACGAATGGGTGAAGGTAAAATGGCAGACCAATCAGCTAACGGCATCAAAACCCTAATGACAAAACTATTCGATGCGTCATCGAAAGGCTCTTTTCTACAAGGTAAGTCATATTCAAAAGCCAATGCTGCTAATGACATTGCTACTATCCTTACAGGTTTTGGATATAGTTTTGTTGGCGACACAGTGCCAGAAATCTTCTTAGAAGCCCTAACTGAAAGAATGATGTCGGATGGCTTTTTGTCACGCTTTACTATTGTGACAATTCCTAACGGTGCAACAGTAAAATTACGCAAAGGCTCAACGACTAAAATCTCAAAGGAAATCAAAGAGAACTTAATTAACTTGATTGATTACTGTCGAGACGAAATGAATTACACCATCAAGACCAATATCTTAGAAACACCTGAAGCAGAATCGTTATTTGACCAATACGAAGAAGCGTGCAGATTAGCGGCAGATTTATATGAGCGTCAACCAGCTTATAGACAGCTTTACACACGAGCGCATTTAAAAGCATGGCGAATCGCGGGCGTATTGGCTGTAGCTGATAATTACTTGCAGCCGAGAATCACGATTGAACACGCACAATGGGCGATGAAACTAATCAACAAAGACATCGCTAATATGTGGTTAAATATCAACGAAGGTAACGTAGGCACTGTGACTGACACTGCTAAACGCTCGGCATTAAAATTAGTCGTCAACGAGCTAATGAATGGTGGCTACCCTGCAAATGTGAAAGAGTTTAAACGACATTTACACTTGTTAAAGCACGGTATCATCCATCGCTCTGTGATTACTTATAAGACACAGAATATGCGAGTGTTTAATCATGACGGGAAAGCGGCAAGCGCACTAACCGAAACCCTAATCGACCTACAAAGAGATGGAACGTGTATTAAGTTGACCGACTTGCAAAAAAGAGACGCGGGGATGACAACGGGTGGAGAGTTCTATCGGTTTCCATTGCATAGCTAAAGGTTGGTGTTGTATGTGCGAGGTTGGGATAATGAATAATTTGGTAGTAATTTTTAATAAAGGAAATAAATAATGTGTAATTTTGGAAAAACTGGAGATTTAAAATAATGGACTACGATGATTTAACAGAATTTGATGATGCTTCACTAGAGATGGCATATACAAAAGGCGAAATAGAAGTGAGACGCAAGTTTGCGGTGGCTTATCTGCAAATTGGCGATCCAGTGAAAGCGTTGTTAGGTGTAACTGATATACCGTATAGCATGGCTGCGTATCATGGGCGTATGTTTCTTTCAGAGCCGTATATTAAGCATTTGCTTGATGTAGAAAAGGTAAGGATAGAAGCGACTTCTGAAGAAAATATCGACGATATGTTACGCAAAGAGGTGATGTTAGCCTATCGAGGTGTGATGAACAATGCCGATAGCAAAGGTTCAGAAATTGTTGCGGCTGCTTCTAAATTGGCTGAGTTAATGGGGTTGAATAAAGTTCAGGAAAGTAAAATGAGCGTTGATTTTTCGGGTGGAATTTTAAAACAGAGCGTATATGTTGATGCTCAAGGTGATGTTATTGACATCGACACATTCTCAAAAATTGCTCAAAAGCAACAACAGGAACTTCGTCAGAAAGTTTTAGCGAGTGTGGTAGATGTAGAAGAATAGTATTGGTTTTTGAAAGCTACCAGTATATAATATACTGGTAGCTTAAATACCACTTGGTAAATCGTAAGAATTATGTAATAATGCTTGCTTATAGTGTCGAAGCTATGGTGTATTACAAATCCTTAATAAGATTCGTGAATTTAGATTGATGGAAAATATATTGAATATCCATCACACCTTGTATCGGTGCTTCGACCTATCTTATTAAGGATTTTTACGTTTATGGCTAAGGTTAAAGAGTTACCATCACAAGAGTATTTAAAAGAATGTTTTGACTATGATGTTGAAACAGGTAATTTGATTTGGAGAAAAGATAGACCTATAAGTCACTTTAAGGATGAGCATGATAAGTGTATTTTTAATTCGAAATACGCCAGTAAATTTGCAGGTTCAATTGAACGCCAGTGAAAACATTTTAAAAGAAGCGCTGAGAGTTAGCAGTGCTATACGAACGCAGAGCGAATGTCAGACTGAAATGGTATAAGCCATTTTAGCTATTTGCATTGAAGCGTTTAGAAGACCGTAGGAATAATTTTCTATGGAATTTGTAACTATATGCAAATTACCGAAATCAAAGAATCGGCTCTGGATTGCTGAATGAGGTTAAGAAAATCAACCCTAAAATTAACGTAATTACAACTAAGTCGTCTGTCCAATTCTACGAAAAACAAGGTTTTTATGTTGATGGTATCAGTGAAGGTGCTAATAACGGCGGTTATTGTGATGGGTTATATAAGGGATTGCCACTAATGTGTAATTACGATAATTACGAATCATCACCGATTTTCACCTTATCAGATGATGATATTTTAGCTATGATAATGTCAGGTGTTGGTTAAGATTATAAACGCGACTCCTAAAACAGTCGCGTTGCTTATTGACAAACGTTGTGCAATTCGCGGATAATGTGACTTTACTTAGGAGAGTGTTATGAGTGTTAAGAATGGGTTGCCGAAAGATTATGATAAAGGTTAAGAGGATTTGAAAAATTTAGTACGCCGGTAGATAATATCAGTGTAGTTTAAAACTTAACCATCGGATAAATTATCATGAAATAAAATAGCTTCTTACGCACAAGTAAGCACTATTCACCATAAAGATAATCTTAACTGAAAAATATGTCGATAAGGTACTACAAAACAACTATAATCTTACCAAGTAACCAATCACCAGCAACTAATAACAACATGGATAGAAAATGATAATTCTAACTGATGAACCCGAAGCTACTGAAATAACCGCTCGTATCTTAGCGACTCAAGATGGACTTAACGTTAAAATGACACTACCCAGTGAGCGTAAGAACCAACGACAACGCGAATATGTCGCTAGGAACAAGGATATAGTTTATGTAAGACAGGTGGAGTATTGTGAAAAGTACGCACTATCAGAAAAAGCTAAAGCTACACGAGCAGCGTGGCGTGAAAAGAATCGTGAGAAGATACGGGAGCGCGATAATGCTAGGAATAAGTTTAAATAAAGGCTTGACAAGCCGTACTACGTCTACTAGAATGCAGTACGGTCAATTACTAACTTAGAGAAATAAAAATGACTAAAGAATTGCAGCTACCACTTGTTCCTGCACATGGAAAAAATTTAAATTTACTTATTGGAGATACCTGCGAGTTTTATAGCGCGGAATTGTCTCGCAAAGTGGCGGGTGGCGCGAAGGCGCGGGACGTAAAAAACGAAATTCAAACAAGAGTAATGAGAGTTGATGAGCATTATGGAAGCGTTAAGAGAAAAATTGAGAAGCGGCGCAATTGATGAAAAAGTGATTGAGAAACTGACAGAAGAGGTGCGGCTTAATTAGATTTAAAAGCAAGAGCGGGAAAAATTAGCCAGTTCTTAAACTCGCGTTATGACACGGCTTGCGGGGAAAAAGCACCCCGCGCCTGCTAAATATGCCCCTTCGCTATCGGCGGTTCGGCTTATGGCGGAAAAGCACCGCCACGCCTCTCGTGCCTTACGTTATGCGGTGCGAGGTGCGGCAAAAAGCAGCCGCGCTTTTTTTTGAAAAGAGCAAAAGCCAAAGCAAAAATGACAACACCGACGAAAGCAAACTCACATTTAACACAAGCTAAAAAAGCTAAAAAATATGATGAAATACACCAACATCCGAGAAGAAGAACTTAAAAACAAAATCGCTCAAGATTATTTCGAGTTTTTCGATTGCACCAAAATTATCGGTAATGTCGATTTTTGCGTAACGATATGCGAAGACAAACAAAAAACACTGTTTGAGCAAGAATCCCTGTTGTGGGCAGAAGCCAAAAAAGGCGCGGCGGATATTGTCAACTCCCTCGTGCAGCTCATTCTCACCATTGGCAAAGCCCGCACTTTTGATAAATTTTTGCCACCGCCTATGCTTGGCGCATTTGATGGCGAAAAAATCGCGTTTATTCCTTACAACGAAATTCACGATATTTTTTATCAAAACGACTTTAACTGGAACGTCACTCCATCGGATTATTCGACCAAAGAATTTAAACAAATTCGTGCCAAAGTCGAGACGACAATAGACCGCGAATCTCTGTTATTTAACTATCAGCAAGACGACAAAGAACTGCACCAATTCATTAAACGAAATTTTGTCGTTAGCAAACTTGGTTTAACCAAAACCAAAATCGACAAAAACAACTTCATTGTCATTTACAACAAATGGCTGCAAACCGTGAAGCCCAGCATTGTCGTGAATTGGGACGTTGCCAAAAAAAGCGGCATTATTGATGATGACTTTTACCTCGCCGATTTACTCAGCCAAGAAAACCACACCTTAAAAGAAAAACTCTTTGTGCTACTCAAAGGCACACACTACGAACTAAACCGCAAGATTGATGAAGCGGGAATGTTTAGCCATAGCGACGTTTCATTTAACGACAAGCAAATCGCCCACACGCAATTTTGGAATCGTTACGAGCGTCCACCCAAAGAAGAATACTGGGATTACATTGTTGAACGCTGCGATTTACTTGTGCCACAAGACATACGCGAACGCAAAGGCAGTTTTTTCACGCCACAAATCTGGGTTGAGCTGTCGCAAAAATACCTCACCGATGTGCTAGGCGAAGACTGGCAAGATGAATACACGATATGGGATTGCGCTGCTGGCACGGGTAATTTATTGACTGGACTCACTAACGAATACAACATCTGGGCATCCACGCTAGACCACCAAGACGTAGAAGTGATGCGCGACCGTATTCAAAATGGCGCGAACTTATTAGACACCCACGTTTTTCAATTTGATTTTCTCAATGACGAATTCACCAAACTCCCCGCAGGCTTGCAAGCCATTATCAATGACCCTGAAAAACGTAAAAAGCTGGTGATTTACATCAATCCGCCGTATGCGGAAGCAACGACCGCAAAAACAGTGACAGGCACAGGCAAAAATAAAAAAGGCGTTGCTACTCAAAATCAAAATAAAGAAAGTGAAAAATATAAATCAAAAATTGGCAATGCTTCCAATGAAATTTTTGCGTTGTTCATGGCGCGAATTTACGAAGAAATGCCTGAAGCAATTTTGGGGCAGTTCTCTACGCTGAAATTCATTCAAGGTTCAAACTTCGCTAAATTCAAAACTTATTTTCTAGCGCAGTATTTGGCGGGATTTATTGTGCCAGCAGACACCTTTGATAATGTAAAAGGCAGCTTTCCGATTGGCTTTACGCTTTGGAATTTGGGCGTGAAAGAAAAAATTGAAGCCATTAAAACGAATGTTTTTGACAAAAATGGCAAGGCGTTAGAATCAAAAAACTTTTATGGTGAATTGCCGCAAAGTATCAATAACTGGCTGAGGTCGTACTATTCCAAAGACAGGATAAGTGTAGGTACGCTAAGTACAAGAGGCAACGACTTTCAAAATCAAAAGTACGTTTATATTGCAACAGAGATTAACAATGCAACCCATGATACAAAAGTAAAGCTGGCACAATTTAATTTGATGCCTGTCTGTGTTTATTTTGCCGTCCGCCACTGCGTAGAACCAACTTGGTTAAACGACCGCGACCAGTTTTTATACCCCAATGACGGCTGGCAAACCGACACGGAGTTTCAAAACGATTGCTTAACTTTTACCTTGTTTGATAGCCAAAACAAAATTTCAAGCAATGAAGGCACAAACCACTGGATTCCCTTCACCGAGCCAGAAATCAACGCGAGGGATAAATTTGCCAGCAACTTCATGACAAAATTCATTCAAGGTAAACTCAAACCAGAAGCCTCAAAACAAATAGCGTTAGAAGGACACGATTTGCCCTTAAAAACCCGCACTACGCCGCTGAAATTTTCAACCGAAGCAGAAGCCGTTTTTAAGGCAGGGCGTGAACTTTGGACATACTATCACCAACAAGAAAATTGCAACGTCAACGCCAGTTTGTATGATATTCGCGCCCACTTTCAAGGTCGGAACGACAAAGGCAGAATGAACAACAAAAGCAATGATGAAATGTATATGAACCTCATCACAACCCTGCGCGAGAACATCAAACAATTACAAACTAAAATTGCGCCCAAACTATTTGAATATGGTTTTTTGAAACCGTAAATAACCTGCTCAAATTTTGGGCAAAAAAAAGCCCTGCGAGCTGCAAACTCCAACGGGCTATTTGAAATCACAACCTGCAAAGATATGAGATTTACACATGAATAATATCACCAAAATTACACCGCTTCACGTTTTACTAGCCAAAACCGCACAAACTCAACCAACCGAAAGCCCTGCTTTTTCATTTTCTCAATTTTTGCTTAACGGCAAATCCGCTGTTACGCGTGAAAAAATGCTTACTGATACGTTTGTGCTGGATAACATTGCGATTCTAGGACAAGCAACCGTCATCTATGCCAAACCGAACACGGGTAAAACGTTGCTTGTTATGAAAATGTTAATTGAATCAATCAAGGCAGGCAGAGTAAAAGGCGACGACGTTTATTACATCAACGCCGACGACACTTACAAAGGTTTGGTAACGAAGTTAGAAATCGCTAAACAATACGGCTTTCACATGATTGCGCCATCGCACGGCGGTTTTGAAACAAAAAACTTTCAAAGTTATATGCGGCAATTGATTGATGACAATGCGGCACATGGCAAGGTTCTTATCTTGGACACCGTTAAAAAGTTCACTGATTTGATGGACAAAAAACAAGCCACTAATTTTATGAAGATTGGGCGCGAGTTCATATCAAGCGGCGGCACGTTGATAATGTTGGCACACACCAACAAGAACCGCGACACAGATGGAAAGGTTGTTTTTGCTGGCACGTCTGATGTGGTTGATGATTGTGATTGTGCTTTCATTTTGGACGAAGTAACCAAAACCGATTTTAAAAAACAGGTTTTGTTTGAGAACTTCAAAAGTCGCGGCGATGTAGCGCGGGAGCTGGCATTTACTTATTCAATAACTGAAAAACAATCATACAAAGATTTGATTGATTCCGTGCAATCAGTGGACGGCGCGACGATTGAACAGGCTAAAAAAGAGAAAATTATCACCGCAAAAGTTGAAAAGGACGCGGTAGCGATTGAAGTTATTACCGATGCAATTAACCAAGGACACAACAAGCAGCCTGATTTATTACGTTATGCCAAAGAGGCGGGGGTGTCTGATGCAAAATGTCGAAAGGCGTTAAAAGATTATGAAGGAGAAAGATTGAGTAATTCGAGTTTTTGGCGTGTTGTTCATGGTGAAAAGAACGCAAAAAGTTATTATTCGCTAACCAATAACGATAATTCAGCCCGTTATTACGAAGCCGCAAAAAACGGATAACAGGCAAATAACACGAATAACAGAGCTATTTTTTCTGTTATCAGCCTGTTATTAGCCTGTTCTACAAAATTGAACCCTGCGCCGTTCGTGAGTTATTCGTGTTATTCGTGTTATTTACTGTTATTCGCCTTTTTTTGTTCAAAAAGAAAAAGTTTGATTTATGTAACGCACTGTGTTTTGATGCGCGTAACGAAAATCAAAATAAAAAGGCTAAAAATGTTTAACAAAACAATAATCGCAACATCTATCGCGCTACTTTCAGGTTGTGCAACGATGTTTGACGGCTCAACGCAAAGTTTAGCCATAACAACCGCCAACGATAAAGCCCCCGAAAAAACAACCTGCAACATCATCAATGAGGAAGACAGTTGGCAAACAATGGGTGGCAATTCAATGACCACCATTCACCGCGACGGAAACACCATAAGGAAGATGTAAGAAATGACAACACCAACGAAAACAAAATCTTTAAACAGTAATTTAAAAAAGGCAAAATCGGGTAAAAACGATGAGTTTTATACGCAAATAACTGATATTGAAAAAGAGTTGAAACACTACAAAGACCACTTTAAAGATAAAGTTGTTTTTTGTAATTGCGACGATCCGAGCATGAGTAATTTCTTTCATTATTTTTCTTACAATTTTGAAGCCTTGGGATTAAAAAAACTCATAACCACCTGCTACAAAAATCAAAATCGAGATGTTTTTAGTGATTTTAAGTCTGAAAAAGCAATCTACTTAGAATATACGGGCGAGAAAAACGGTGACAGAGTACCAACCGCTGAAGAAATCGGAATGCACCATTTAGAAAACGACGGTGATTTTCGTAGCGATGAATGTATTGCGCTTTTAAAACAGGCGGATATTGTCGTAACAAATCCGCCATTTTCTTTGTTTCGTGAATATATCGCGCAGTTGGTGGCACATGAAAAAAAGTTCCTGATTATCGGCAATGTTAATGCGATTACTTACAAAGAAACTTTTAACCTAATTAAAGAAAATAAACTTTGGTTGGGACGCAGTATTCATAGTGGAGATAGAGAGTTTGGCGTTCCTGAACACTACCCGTTAAATGCAGCAGGTAGCAGGATAGACGCGGACGGAAATAAATTTATTCGAGTTAAAGGCGTGCGATGGTTCACCAACTTGGATTACAAAGAACGGCATGAAGATTTGGATTTATACAAAACTTACTACGGACACGAAAGCGATTACCCGCGTTATGACAATTACGACGCAATCAACGTAGATAAAACAAAAGAAATTCCAAAGGATTACGCAGGCGCAATGGGTGTGCCGATTACGTTTTTGGATAAATACAATCCCGAACAGTTTGAAATTTTGGGAATTACAAAAACATGGTTCGGTGGATCATCCAAAATATACCCAAATCAAACTCAAGTGAGTGCTGACGGTAAAAAGAGTGTTGTATCCAAATTGAATGATGGAGCAACCTTAAAGTTAGACACGCCGCCACATGGCAAAACTTACTATATTGTTGGCAATGATTACTTTATCCAACTCTATGCTCGCGTCATTATTAGAAACAAAACACTATGAAAATTGAACTCCGAGAAATCACGATTAAAGAAGTTACCGAAGGCTATAAAAACGACCTTGAAGAAGGTGTTACAGGCTACAGCGGCAAGCTCAACATCCGCCCTAAATATCAACGCGAGTTTGTTTATAAAGATGAACAGCGCAACGCGGTAATTGATACGCTAAAAAAATACTTCTTGAAAAACGGCAGACAAATCAGCGTTAATAAATCACTTTGCCAATAAAGGATATACATATACTCATTCTGAAGAATCCCGTGCTAAAATGTCAGAAGTTCATAAAAACAGACCTCCTAAATCGGATGAACATAAAGCTAAACTATCAGAATCTGGAAAACTAGCTTGGGAAAAATGCAAGCTCGCTGAATCAACCTTAGAATAACCAAAACCTTTAGTTTTAGAAAGTTTCCCGATGTTAAAATATCTGAAAATAAAACTTGCAATCAACGCAATAATGTACTACACTTTAACCATCAACTTAAACAAACCAGCAGGAATAAAACATGAAATCAAAAACACTTACCGTGCGCGTAAGTCCAGAAAAACACGCAGAATATACAGTTATTGCAAATAGCAAAGGTATGGATTTATCAAAATATGTACGAACCTTGATTGAAAATGATATTAAATTTGGGATTTAGAAATGCTAACATTAACGATTCGGAAAGACTTTAAAAATTTAACGCTACCTGCAGATAATGAAACGTCCTTCGCATTAGGATTCACAATAGCCTTAGTCTTGATAGCTGGTATTTTGAAATTAACAGGAATTATTTAAAATGTCGCACAATCTTCCCGATTATAATCTCGAACCGCCAGAACCCAATGAGCGCAGCGACTATGTCGTAGGCTTATTGCAAGACGAATTTGATACGATTTTTATTTCAGAGATATTTTATGAATCGATGTCTGATGAATTTCAAGAGCGATTACTTAGATTAGCAAAAGGTATTGAATCGACTAGAGATAAAGACGATATTAAAAATGAAATTGTCATTACTTACGAATCTAAATTTGAACAATACGTCGATGCCAACTACTACCGATTGGTTGAATCTTTAAACGACCCTTATTAAACTACTGGAGAAACAAAATGAACGACCTTCTTATCAAAGAACTATCAGAAAAACTCGGTGTTGCGGCTGATAAAATTTGGCAGACACTTATTTATCCTAAATAGCGAAAGCCCCTGCCGTTCAGCGCAGGGATGTAAGCGGCTCAATTCCGAATCTTTCATCGTGTACAAAATCAATCTTGTGTTAAAATCGTTCCCAATTGCTACCAGGGACGCTGTCGGCTCCTCAATGACGGCAACTTAAGTTTTAAAAGTAAAGACTTCAAAATCACTTTCAGCAAAAACCAAGCGATAGGTGTGAAATCTCGAAAAACTGATTAAAAAAATAAAAATAACCCGAGGTCTATCGGGGGCTAGTCTGTGAAGTGAATGGTGCTGTAATGCCGTCAGCAGCAGAAACCAGCAGGTAGTAGCGATACACGCCTGCTCCTTAGCAATAAGGAATCCCCGTTCCCTTTAGGGCGGGGAGGATGTCAACAAGCGCATATTGAAGCTGCATATAACTGGTTATGGTTTAGTATACTATCAACAATAACGTTTTATCTTGGTAAATGGCTCTATAAAAAACATCAAGCTGAAACTGAAACTGATGATGAATTACCGTGGTTAATTATTGGAGGAATCGTAACGATATTATCTATATTTGGAGCATTGGAATGTTTATTGAATGCTATTAAACTAACAATCAACCCTGAGTATTGGGCTTTGCGTCATTTGCGATAAAATATTAAAAACCCAGCGACTATTTAACTATAGCTGGGTAAATTTAACCTTTGGAGAAATAAATGTGTTACCACAGATATAATGCTGAATTTACGGTGTAATTAAACTTTAATCTACATGGAGAAAGAAAATGGAAACATGGGTACTAATAATGATATTGACTGTAAGCGGCAATCAAGGACAAGCTATTCACTCACAAGAATTCTTAGGTAAAGATACTTGTGAAATAGCGAAATCTGTAATTTCACAAAATATGCAGGTATATGATGGGTATACTCATCATTACTCAGTATGTGTACTTAAAAGCGCAAAATTAAACTAGGGGTATAGGAATGATTAAATACGAAGATATTAAAGCATCAGTTAAAGAACCTTTAAGTTTTTTAGAATTGTTAGCTAAAGAAATAAATGCGAATCTTGAGGATGACGGATGGTTAACACCGAATGCACAAACTATTAAAATTACTCCTGAAGAATATGCCGCCCTTGAAATAAAAAGTTGTAAACAATGGCATAGCTACCGATTGAGACTTCGTAAGGAATGGAAAGCTGCTGTAAAGAATGAATGTTTAAAATCAGGATTTCCTGAAGAAAAATTCAATAAAGCATTTGACTATTTATTGGATAAAGTTGAAGATGTTGATTATTTGGCAGATGAAATACTAAAGGTATGGAAAATGTTTAAATAATTTAAACTTAATCTACTTATAACACTATTAAACCTTAACTAGGAGAACAAAAATGAACATCACAACACCTTACTTTGCAGTAAATATCACATTAAAATAATCACTTTATGTATTAGGTATAATTGTCGCTTTATCTATCGTAATTTTAAGCTACCCGATTCAAACTGTACCAACAGGGACAAGAGGTGTAATTACTGTTGGCGGCGCGATTAAAGGTATCATTCAATTGGCAATGGGTGGACAGCAGATGTAATTGCTCATATTTTTAAAGGTTTGCTATAAGCATATAAAGATGTTGATTTCTTAACCTATTTTTAACCAAACACTACAAAGGATACGAAATGATTAAACTACACCTCGGCGACTGCATAGAATTTATGCGTACTTTGCCTTCTAATAGCATTGATTTAATAGTCACAGACCCACCTTATAAAGTAATCACTGGCGGGCGAAACAATGGATTAAATCACAAACGACCTAAAGGAATTCTCTTTGAAAATAAAGATTTGATGAAATCAATCCCAAAGTTTTCAGATTGGTTACCAGAATGCTATCGAGTATTAAAAGACGGCACTCACGCTTATTTCATGGTTAATTTAGCTAATTTATTCGATATGCAACAAGCTATTGTGAATGCTGGTTTTAAAATTCACAATCTTCTAGTTTGGCAGAAGAATAACAATACACCCTCGCAGTATTACATGAAGAATTGTGAATATATTATTTTTGCTAGAAAAGGCGCTGCTAAGTGGATAAACGATATTGGCGGAAGCAAAACCGTACATCAATTTAACAATGTCTTAGGTGGAAAATTACATCCTACTGAAAAACCTATAGATTTGATGCAGTTTTATATTGAAAATTCTAGTAATTCGGGAGATGTAATTTTAGACCCGTTTATGGGTAGTGGTAGTACAGCAATTGCCACACTAAACACCAACCGCAACTTCATAGGTTGCGAATTAGACTCAGAGTATTTCGCAATTGCACAAGAAAGAATTAACAAGCACAAGGTTCTGTTTTGAAGCAAAAGCTAAAATATCAGAAGCCCATAAAGGTAAGCCTAAATCAGCCGAAACAAAAGCTAAAATATCAGAATCCGCTAAAAATAAACCTCCTAGGTCTGAAGAACACAAAGCTAAAATTTCCGCTGCTAATAAAGGTAGAGGGTTAGGTAGAACGCACTCAGACGAATCTAAAGCTAAGATGTCTGCATCAGCTAAATTAAGATGTGAAAATAGCAAGTCGGCTGATGCAACTATATCATTAGACTAATTAAAATTTACAAAGTTTATTTATAATATTGTGAATAAACTTTAACTACGATTACATTTGAATAATTCAAATAGATTGCTTGCACTACGTTATCAACTATAGTAGAATTTACTCACCTTAATTTCCTACAGGAGAACAATATATTCGCGCCATGAAAATATTTGAGTCATAATAAACTAGATATACTTTACCAACTTGGAGAAAACAAATGTACAAAAACCTAACATTATTCGTGCTTGACGCGCCTATCAGTACACTAAATTTATCAGACAATCACGTCTTCACACCCTGTACGGCACAGCAAGAAACGTCATCTGGCTTTGTACCAGTGCAAGGTAATCTAACTTACGTTGACGCTAATGGCTATACGCATGTTGCTCTTAAAACAGAAACTAAGCGTGTACCGTCAGACATTAAAAAAGAACTGCTTAAAAAACGCATCGCTGATTTACCGTTTCATCCGACTAAATCGGAATTGGACGTATTGAAATCTACAGTACATTTTGAATTACTAGCTAAAGCGTTTCCGATAAGCAAGATTGTTGAAGCGTACATCACACCTGAAAAAATAATTGTGAATACTTCTTCGTTGAAACAAGCAGAAGCGTTAATATCACAGTTACGCTCTGCTCAATGTGAATTAGTAGCTATCCCGCTAGACATACAAGACATCAGCTTTAAAATGACTGACTGGGTAGATAAAGGTGATACGTTACCAGATAGTTTAATTGTGACTGATAAAGCAACACTTTCAGGTATCGAATCAACAATTAAATACAAAAATTATGTTTTAGAATGTAATGAAATTAAATCGCACATTGCTGAAGGATTACAAGTTACGGAAGTGTCGCTAGAATGCGATGTTGCTAAATTCACCTTAACAGAAACGTCACAGTTCAAAGGCTTAAAATTTGACTATGAATCTGAAGGTTTTGAAGATGATTGCTTGCTATTAGCTGACGTTGTTGATAAACTGTTGGCTATTACGGCGTAGTTTAACTTATATTGATTAGCCGGTAGTAACGCGCCGGCTTTGTATTTATCTTGGAGAAACAAATTGACCCATTTATGGGTAGTGGTACTACTAGAATAGCCTGTATGAACACTAACCGCAACTTCATAGGTTGTGAATTAGACGAAACTTATTTCGCAATTGCACAAGAAAGAATTAACAATAAACTAGGTGAAACAAAATGAAAATAGACGATAAGGTCTTAGCGCGAAACCATAGTGATACTCATTGGGAAAAAGGTCATTTTGCTGGATATGATGATAACAATAAACCTCAAGCATTTATGTTTTGTCAAACATCAAAACAGACTAAAAATATAACCACATGGGATACTGTGATTGCATTTGACAAGAACCTGCCAATTAACTCACAATTTGACTATTAACTATGCAACTATCCGAAGAACAACTAAACTGTATTAAACTTGCAGCAACAGGCGAGGACTTGCTAATCGAGGCGTTGAGTGGGGCTGCAAAAAGTACGACATTGCGAGAGATAGCAAAGAGTCAATTGGATAAAAGAATCCTTTATGTGGCGTTTAGTAAAGATGTAGCTGTTGAAGCTAGACGAACATTCCCTGTAAAAAACACCACCTCTAAAACAACTCACGCGATAGCGTATGGGGTTATTGGTTATAAATTCCAAAATAGAATAGGAAGTCCAAACAGTTATCTAATCAGCAAGGCATTACACACAGACGTTAAAACGGCTAGAATTGCAATAGACTGTGTGAATAACTTTTGCCTTAGTGCTGATGACGACATATGCGAAAGTCACTTGCCAGATATCTTCAAAGACGGTGAGCTATCACATGAGACGCAAGCTAAGAAACGTCATTGGGTAGATTTGTCGAATAAACTGTGGCTGTTAGTTTGTGACGAAAACGGTAAACTATCAATAACTCCTGATTATTACCTTAAGATGTATGCTTTAACTAATCCGATATTGGATTATGACATTATTATGCTAGACGAGTGTCAAGATACAAATGCTACATTTTATGGCATTTTACAACTCCAGCGTTGCCAGAAGATTTACGTCGGTGACAGACTACAGAATATCTACTCGTTTCGAAATACTATCAATATCATGGACATGGTAGATGTGAAGCGCAGAGGTATGCTGTCATGTAGCTTTCGCTTTGGCTCGGAAGTAGCTGATTTAGTTAACAAAATGATGGTTGACGTGATGTTTACACCGATGCAGACGTTACCTAGTAAAACAACCAAGCTAGTTGTAAAAAATACTTACCCATTCACAGTGATAACTCGCACCAACAGTTCCATCATAGATGTTGTTGTGCGAATTCATGGAATAGGGAAGAAATGCCATGTAATTAAAGGGTGTGATGAACAGATTAGGATACTGGAATCTATTTATTGTATTCATCGTGGACACCCGACAAATTTTTGGGCGTTTAAGAGATTTAAGGAATTCAAACAACTGCTTATCTATGCGAACGATAGGGAGGGTGAGCGATTTTCCCCAATTGTTAATTACATAAGCAAGCGATTAGATGAAATACCTGAGATTGTTAAAGCCTTGAGAGCGTGTGTAAGTGAGAAAGAAGCTGATGTTTGTTGTGTTACGGCACATTCTTCAAAAGGAAATGAGTGGGATAATGTGACGTGCTACGGGGATTTTCCCACTAAAGACAGTAAAAAGTGGTGTTTGGAGGAAAAATTTTTGATGTACGTTGCGGTAACTCGTGCTAAAAAAGAATTAAATGTATCTAAGTGCGATGCTGTGCAATCTTATTTAAATAGTTGACATCAATTAAATAGTACGATATAATTCTTACATCAGAGTGAGACCTGAATCGTACTATTTTTAAAATGCTTTAATTTGGATTGATACATTAGAATTTCCTAGTAGTATGCAATAGGTCTCACGCTTTCTAAGAATTAGTCCAACTTAAAGGATTTTAAATATGTCAACATTGAAACAGCCAGTAAATAAAAAGAGTCATCACAAACACGTCGTCTACAAGCATACCGCGCCTAACGGTAAATCTTATATCGGGATAACTAATCACTATATAAGAAGATGTCGGCAACATCAAAAAGAAGCAGTATGTTCAATTTTTCATAGAGCGATAAATAAATACGGTTGGGAAAATTTCACCCATGAGTTCTTAGCAACTGGATTGACACTAGAATCGGCTAATCATTTTGAAGAATTTTATATTCGGACTCATGCCACCGTGAGTCCGAATGGGTACAATTTAGAGAGTGGTGGTAAAGTAGCAAAAAGTAACCCTATTACAACAGCAAAAATAGCAAAATCCAATACAGGGAAGAAAAGGTCTCCTGAATCAAAAGCTAAAATGTCAGCAGCTCAGAAAGGTAAAACACATACAGAAGAAACTAAAGCTAAAATGTCAGAGTCTTTTAAAGGGAGAGTTGTTTCAGAAGAAGTTAGAGCTAAGATGTCAGAGATGCGAAAAGGAGTCATGATGTCAGAATCAGCTAAGTTAAATGTGGCATTTGGAATTAAAAGACGACATTTTAAACCCGAATACGATGCGTATTTGACTAACGTAGCCCAATTACCGAAAGATGTGATACTTACAACTAAAGAGATGTTAAATCTTTTTAAGGGTACTTGTGTCGCAGTTACTATCAATAGGAGAATTCGTAAAGGTGAATTCCCAAATGCTTATAAAATAAAAAATAAATTTAAAACAACTACAACTATGATTCCAATCACCGACGTTATCGCCTACTACGAAAAGTACAAAGAGATTTATTTAGTTGACAGTGACGTAGAATTGCTATAGAATCTTAATTGTGGTGTAGAAGCCTAAGTTATCAGAAAATCCTTAATTGGATAATTAGAGTTGTTACCGATATTGAAAAGTAACTACGTCATATAACGACGCTTCTACCTTCTAATTGTCCAATTAAGGATTTTTGCGTTTAATTTTTATTATGAGGTGTTACAAATGCAGCTTGATATTACGAACTATGATTTTTCAGTAGAACATAAAGAAGTGAATTCGGTTTCTGCAAGAGACTTACATCGTGAGTTAGGTGTAGGAAAAGATTTTTCAAACTGGATTAAGGGTAGAATTGCGAAATACGAATTTATTGAAGGTAAAGATTTTATTAAACCTACTGCCGCCAATTCTGGCGGCGGCGAATCTCGTGGCTTCCAGCCGATTGAGTATTTTATTACATTGAATATGGCTAAAGAGATTTCAATGGCTGAAAACAATGATAAAGGAAGCATTGCTAGAAAATACTTCATTGAATGTGAAGAAAAACTGAAGTCACTCTCAGTACCAATGCAACAACCTAAAGCAATGCTACCATCAACTCAAGCCGCAACCGTGATAACTGATGTAATGCAAGTTGCAGCATTGTTTAATGTGCCTACGCATCTAGCACAAATCGAATCTGTGAACATGGCTAAGAAGTCAACGGGTTTTGATTATGCGCCGTTGTTAGCATTATCGCCAATGCAAGATAATATCTCAGTTGAAGAAATGATGCTTGAAGTCACGCCTCTTTCTGAAAAGTTAGGTATTGGCTTAGGAAAGTCTGGTGGTACAAAACTTAATAAAATCTTAGCTGTGTTAGGCTTGCAAGTTAAAGAAGGTAAGACTTGGGTTGCTACAGAATCAGCCAAAGGTAAGTTTAGTATTCACTCAGCCAACGAAAAATCTTGGTCTGGTTACAATATGAAGTGGAATGTTGCGTTTGTGACTAAGTTGTTGAAAGAAAACAGCTATATTTGATAGCTATTGTTTAGGAAGACTAGGACGTTAAGAAATTAGCGTCCTTCTAAACACTACAAATTATTTTTATTTAAGAGGTTTTAAAATGCAGATAAATTACGATGATGTTATTTCAAACAAGAATGCTTTAGAATTTATAAATAACATTTGTATAGCTATGCAAAAAGATTGTAAAGAATTGTCAATTGTAGAATTTAGAGCTAAATATATCGACTTACCGACTAAGCTATCTAAATACAATAACATCTCAAAAGATTTAATGTTTGCTATCGAAACTCAAAAATATCATCTTCTGGACATAGTTATCAATGAAAAATTAAATTCTGAAAAGATTGTAAAAACGTATGTTTTATATAATCCATCAAATAAACTTTATAAGATAGGAAAGTCTATCGATGTTGATAAACGAAAATTACAAATTAAACTAGGTTCTGGTTCAGAGTTAGATATTGTTGTAGTAATTGATAACAATGTTGAATCTGAATTGCATCGAGAGTTAAAAGACTGTCGCGTACATGGTGAATGGTTTAGATTAGGGAATTCTGAATTGGAGTTTATTAAATCTTATGTGAATTACAAATTAGAAATTGTTTCGACATAATGTACAGCGTTAAAATTAGAAATTCAAACCTTATTTTAGGAGTTCGCGATAATGATACATAGCGTATGCTTAAAAGTTGAATGTCAGATGATTGGTGATATTTATACACAAATTGTTATAGCTAGGGATTTATATTTAATAATAGGTGCAACTGAAAGATTTAACGCATGGATGAATCGTCAATTGGGAAGTGGTTTTACTGAAGGTACTGATTATGTAAAATCTAAAGTTTGTAACTATTAGCTAGACAAGAATTAGACGACTACTTACTAACCATTGAAACAGCAAAACACATTTCTATGATTCAACAGAGCGACAAAGGTCGTAAAGTTAGAAAATATCTAATTGAATGTGAAATACTACCAAACACTACAAGGAAACCCTCATGATTAACCTGCACAACCAAGATTGCTTAACATTCATGTCAACATTACCAGACAATAGTATTGATTTAGTCCTATGTGACCTACCTTATCAGCAAACAGCACTTTCATGGGATTGCTTAATTCCCTTCGATAAATTGTGGGAAAATTATTCGCGTATTGTTAAACCAACTGGAACTATTCTGCTATTCGGACAAGAACCTTTCTCATCACTTGTGCGTATGTCAAACCTTAAAAACTACAAATATAACTATTATTGGGAGAAAGAACGCGCTACTAATGTGATGCAGGTTAAACGTCGTGCTGGAAAGGTTATTGAGACTGTTTCTGTATTTCACAATTCACCCAAAGGAGGACAAACCTATAATCCGCAAATGATTATCTATACAGGTAAACCACGGTCAAATGGTAATGGTGGTACTTTAGGTGAATTAGTAGCCGGTAAGAATAAACAAGGTAAAGGTTATCAAGATAACGGTTTACGTTATCCTACGCAAGTATTGAGATTTAAACGCGATTCACTGAAAAGTAGTTTACATCCTACACAGAAGCCTGTATTATTACTGGAACATTTACTGAAAACGCATTCTGACGCTGGAGATGTTGTTTTGGATAATTGTATGGGGTCAGGTAGTACGGGCGTTGCTTGTGTCAATACCAACCGTCGATTCATAGGTTGTGAATTAAACACAGAGTATTTTGCTATTGCACAAGAAAGAATTAACAAACACTTAGGAGAAACAAAATGCTTGCAATAATGATTGTGATTTTAATAATACTGGTAATCATAGCTGTACTGTCAATTATTTACGATGTTTCTTGCAGTCAACTTCTACAAGCAATCGGAATCTTACTAATGGCTATAGGTACTCCATGAAAACCCAATAGTTATATGGCAAAACAATAGCTGCAATCAACGAATCTTCAGAAAATGAATTTTCTTTACAACGTTTGTATGAATTAGCATCTCCCTCGACAACTATTGTTTTTGTACATTTGTTAAATCATTTAGTGGCAACTAGCATCATGAAAAAAATTGTTAGAGTTAAGTCGCCAGTTCTCGGAGTGATAGAAGATTTTTCTTCCATAACAGAAGTACCAGAAACAATTATTGACTAGCGACAAGACATAACAATAGAAGTCAAACCCGAAAATATCCGTGTTCTTTATCGAAAACTATTATGAAAACAATAAAGACGCAATCCGTCAAATATGCAGGTAGTAAATTAAAATTATTAAGAACTATTTGAAATAAAGATTGACAAAAACGTAGTACAAAATTAAACTGTACCTACTGTAACAAATACCTTAAACAACTTAGGAGAATAAAAATGAATACCTACGCAAAAACCACCGATGGTAAAATTCACATTGTAGTATCAGATGACAAAACCAATGAAACTATGATGTTGCTTGATTACCACATGAGAAATTCTATTTTTGGAAAACGTAAAGATACAGAAATACTTTCTGTAAAGTATTTATATTCAGATATCTTGATAATTGATACGAATTTGTCAATTGTTAAAAACTTTAAGATTGGAGAATAAAAATGTTTTCACTAGAAGCAACGATTGTACTACGTCAACAAGGCTATACACATTTCAAGACGACATGTGACGGCACAAACTATTATCGTACTTGGGCTTTAGGACGGAGAAAGTTATGATTGATTTATTTCAAGTTACTACGTTAAACAAAGATTTGAAAATTCAACAGTTATTTGATTATTGGCGTAAAGTTGGCTTTCCTAATTACTCGTCGTTAAGTTATGATAAATATCATGAATTGCAAAAGTTAATCAAGTTTGATGAATCTTCAATCGTACAAGGTGGCGACTTACAGCAAACTATGCACGGATGCGGGTTATTATGGACATACTTCCCACATTGGGTTGAAGTATTATGCGGTGATGCTAAAACATCGTTGTTAGACAATTGGAATGACGATACTAAGTTAATATCGTTAATCCGCAAGACTTACGATTGGCAGTTAAAACATGGTAATGGTGTGTTCACTGTGAATAGATTGCGTCAGAATTCAAAAGTGTATCTTAACAAACAATCTGTGAGTAATTTCAGACCGTCTGTTGCAAAGTATATTTACAATACTTATGGCAATCAAGGCTCTGTTTGGGATATGTCTGGTGGTTGGGGTGGAAGATTGTTTGGTTTTTTAGCATCTGATTGCAAAGCATACATTACAACAGAACCTTCTGTTAAAACGTATAACGGATTGCTTACGATAGCTGATGACTATAACCACATTGATAAAAAAGTAACTATTGTGCAATCTGGAAGTGAAGATTATTTACCAGAAAAAGAATCGTTAGATTTATGTTTCACATCGCCACCTTATTTTGACACTGAAAAGTACAGCGATGAAGAAACACAATCGTATTTGAAATTTCCATCGCAAGCGTCGTGGCTAGAAGGCTACTTGCGAAAAACAATTGAAAATTGCTGTTACGGATTGAATCAAAACGGACATTTAATTATCAACATCGCTAATACTAAGTCGTGTGATATATTGGAATCTAGCACGGTTGAAATTGTGCAATCGTTAGGTTTTGAATTGATTGATATCAAGCAGTTGATACTGTCGTCAATTGCAGGTAAAGGTGTTAAGCGTGAGCCTATTTTTATTTTTAAGAAACTATAAAAGGAAACAACCATGCACATTAGTAAGACATTAAAACTTTTCCGTACTCAAAAAGGTATGTCAAAAACAGAATTAGCTGAAAAAGCCAATTTATCTATTTCTTATTTGTCTTTATTAGAACAAGGCATAATAGATCCCAATTTATCCACTATTGATAAACTTTGCGTAGCTCTTAGCATTCCTGCGAGTATTTTTATGTTTCTGGCTTCTGATGCGAATGAACTGGACGGCATCAGCAAGGAATTAGCTGAAAAAATATCACTCACTACGTTACAACTCATGTCGAGTAAAAATTAACCATTGACAATTAAATTAGTCTATGATAAGTTATCTATTTTAACTAACAGAAGCCTATCATGGACGAAAAACTCATTCGCAGAGATTCCCCAGAAGATTTCCCAGAGATTGATGAATACGATGATATTTACGATGAATTAGCGCTACTGGATATATTTGATGATGAAGACGCGCCTTTTTAGCAAGTTTATGTGGCGCGTTATTAGCATTATTTTTTAGCAACTAGGATTTATATGATTGAATGTTTATTAACCGCCGCAGGGCTATCAACTGCGGTATTAGGATGGTTGTATTTTATTTTGAGGAGTATTATATGCGTAGATTAACAAGAATTGGCATCAAAGTATTGCCAAGTGTAGCAGAAGTAGCTTACTTTTTGTGGCTAAATGGTAGTGATGATACTCTGAAAAATTGGTATGACGCTAAGAAAATAGTTAAAAATAAAGGTTGACAAAACGCACTACAAAAGTTTAAGCTATACCTGCTTTAAAAATTAAACAAAACTTGGAGAATGAAAATGTCATTATTAGCACAAATCACAACAACACCTATAGAAAACGGCATCAAAGCAGTAATCTATGGCGCGACAGGTATGGGTAAAACAACCTTAGCGTGTTCAGCCCCTAAGCCATTATTGATTCCAACCGAAGGTGGGTTTACAAATGTCGATAAAACGAAAGTGGCGGTGTTACCAGAAGTTATCAGAGACTTCGATTCTTTGGTTAATGTGATTAAGGAGTTAGTCACTTGTTACTCAAAAGAAAAAAATATCATCGTGTTACCTGATGGTAGAGAGATTAAATCTATTGTCTTAGATAGCATTACTGCAACTGAAAGACTTATTCACGACAAGATTATTCGTAGCGATAAAAACTGGGCTGCTGGAAATCCCACGAATGTCACAATGGAATCTGCTGGTAACGGCTACTCAAGTGCGTATAACGCAGCATCGGAAAAGATGTCTGAATTATTGCGCCGATTAGAGTTCTTCTCTAACAGAGGAATCAATGTGATTATCATTGCACATTCTATCAGTTACCTTGAGAAAGATATTGCTATGGGTGAAGAATTTACTTATACGGATTGTTCTCTGTACTCACCTAGAAACGGTAAGTTTGCAGGCGCAAGAGATTTATTACGTCAATTTGTTGATTTAACTGGCTATATGCACAGTCCGTTTAACACGTTTAAAGTTGGCGATAGCAAAAACGCAATCCGCGTAGGTAATGTGACTGATGGTGTTAAGTATATGATGGGTATCAACAAAAACCCACGATATGAGGCTAAGAATAGATATGACTTGGAGAATATAGAGCCTATTGTGATTCCAAAGTCTGTTGGGTGGAATGCGTTAGCGGTGCAGATTAAGCGTTATTCAGGTAAGGATTTTATCAATAGTGATTATCCGTTGGGTGATAAAGCAATTGCTGCTGAAATTCACGAGACAATTATCGCTGATGAAGATGTTATTCCAGTAGACGCAACACCTGAATTTACAGATTGATGAACTTTTTAGCTGGGAGTAATTTCCCAGCTTTTTAAAACTTTTGGAGAAATAAAATGAAATACCTACTACTAGCGGTATTTTAAAATGACAAAACAAGAACTAATCGAAACATTACAGGCGTTAGGTTGTTCCGACGATACACCTATCGAATTATGGAATTCTAATTATCATACAGATACATTCACCAGCTTAAATGATATTGAATTAGCTGATTATTCAGATGGCACACAAGCAATCCAACTATCTTATTAAGGAACTATCATGTCCCGCCCACTATACGAAATATCACAAGAATACCGTCTTGCATTTGATAACATAACTAATTTGCTAAAAGATGTTGATATTGACGATAAAGCTGATATTATTAGCAACAGTCTAATCACAATTGAATATGAATTCGACAACAAGGCATTAAACGTAGGACGATACATTGCTAATTTAGAGCATGAGCTTCAGGGAGTTAAAGAAGCTACCAAACGGTTGCAATTACGCGCTAAAACAACCGAGAATAAGATTGACAGATTGCGCGAGTATCTTTTAACTGA